CAACCACAACAAATAATAGTAAATATGCCACCGACACCGCATAATACGCCAGAATTAAAACATTCAAATGAAACTAATTTATAAATTTATTGGATTAAGAAAATTATTTGTAAATAAACCATTTTTATTTTCTGTCGGTGGTTTATCTTTATTCCGTATTTTTTCTTTATATTTTGCAGTGGCTATTTTGTTTTTTGCCCTAAATGCTGGGTCATATTTATATTTCATTTTTGAGTATAATTTCATATAATTTCTCATATATTCATTGTATTTTTGCCGTGCTTTTTCTTTCTTTAATTTCCGTAATTCTATTTTATATTCTTTTCTTTCTTTTGGTGGTAATTTTTTAATTTCTTCTTTAGTTAATAAAACGAATTCATCTGTTTGCGTTGCAATTTCTGGCATTTTTATTTAATTATTTTTTTTCGGCTATTTAATAATATATTAGAATATTTTTTTTGTTATTTTTTCAAATAAAATATATTCATAATATAATAATAGTAAAAATGACTACTTCTATTGAAAATATAGTAAAGTATTTCACAGATAGAGATTTAACGGGTGTAGAAATTGAAAAATTGGTTGGAAAATCGCCAATATTATATAGTGATTTAAAAAATTACACTTTTAATAGTTTTTTTCCAAAAGGTGATGGAGATTATCAAATTTTAATCTTGCAAACAAAACAAGTAAATATAGGGCATTATGTTTTATGTTATCTTAGTTTAGATGGTAAATCAATTGAATATTTTGATTCTTACGGATTGGGTGCCCCAGATACATATAAAAATTTTACGCCTTATGATGAAGAATTACCAAATTATTTATCGGATTTATTACAAAGCGATTCAAAACGACGCCCGATAAATTCTAATTATACAGATTATCAAAAATGGGGAAAATCCGCTGTGTGTGGTAGATGGTGTGCGGTGAGATGTATTTTAAGAATGCTAGATGCTAGCGAATTTGAAAGTATGTTTATTGGTAATAAATCAAAATTTTTAGAGCGTCCCGACTGGGTAGTGTGTATGCTTACTTTGTTGGCATTAAATGATATTGGAAAATTTTTTGATAATCATTCAGAACCAAAAATACAATTACGCCGTAATATTTCTGGTGGTGAATCATATTCACGAAATATACTGAATACTAGAAGAAAAAAATAAAGAAAATTATTATCAACTATAAATTACTATTTTAATTTTTATATATATACATATTAGAGTTCAAATAAAATGAAAATAGATACATTTTTGTTATTGGGTATGGGTTCAATACAGCGTTCATTAATGGAGTTGTTAAATGTTGATAAATCACCATTACGACACCTAAAAATGATATGTATTACACCTGAAAATATACCAGAATATATAATGAAATTACAACCACAAATAATACATATTAAGAAATATATTACAGATGATAATATGGAAAAATTATTAAAACCATATTTACATGAAAATGTATTTGTAGTAGATTTAACCGTAAATACAGATTCCATAGCAATTATGAAATTATGCAAAGAAAATAATACACTATATATAAATTCATCTGTAGAAGAATACAAGAAACCAAAAAAACCAAAAAACCCTGAAAAACTGACTTTATATTATCAAGATGTCCAATTAGAAAAAGAGATGAAAAAAATAAAAAATGATTCTAGTCAGATACACTCAATGGGATTAAATCCGGGTGCAATTAGTAGCCTTGTTTTATGTGCTATTATGGAATATTGCAAAAAATATAAACCTGAAAAATTAGAATTATTAAAGAAAGATAAATATAATATTGTTTGTAAAGATATTTTGGAAATGATACATATTAGCGAATTTGACAATCAAGAAATTAGACAGAAACCAAAAGCAAATTATTTTTATTCGAGTTGGTCTGCTGATGGGTTAATTTCGGAGGCATTATCGCCTTCATTTATTGCATCACCTATTAAGCCAAAGGGATATTTAAAAAGTAAATATAATAAATATATGTATTATTCGCCAAAATTGCGGTCAATGGATTGTAAAACAGATTCAATCTGTTTAGATACTAACGGAAAACCATTTCCGATAACTGGTAGGATGATAACGCATTTTGAAACTGTATCATTAGCCGATAAATTAGGATATGGCAAATATTGCCCGCGTATTAGTTATGTTTATAGTTGTTGTCCTATTAGTAATATGGGATTAAATCAAATACAAAAAAATGAATATAAAGAGCCAAAATACAAATATGTATTTACACAAAAAGATATTATAAATAAAGATAGTTATGATAGTATGGGTGCTACGTTATTATTTAAAGATAGTCGCAAATGGTGGTGCGGAACTGTTTTAGATAATAAGGAAACTATGCGGATAATGGGTAAAGATTGTTATACAAACGCTACACAATTACAAGTATCTATTGCTGTTCTTGCCGGTATAGAATGGTTAATAAAACACAAACACGAAGACACAATAACAAGCGAAGAAATACCATTCAATTATATTATTAATCGTTGCAAACCATATTGGGGCAATTTCTATTGTAAGGAATTTATTTAGGAATATAAAAAGTATTTATATATGGTGCTTTATTTTCGACAATTTTATACCAATTAAATTCAATATTATCATTAAATAAATTATTGAATACTATATTATATTTATTAATTTTTCTATTTTCGGCATATAATGATAATAATATAGTATGTTTTGAAAATTTATTAGAATATTCATTTATGAAATTTATAAATTTATCATTGGTCATTTCTTTTTCACTTGCTAGAAAATATAAACATTTTTCCGCTAATAATTGCATTTGTATGAATAAATTATTAAATGAATCACATTCATTTTTTTCTATAATCTCTAATATTTTATTTTTCCATTCCTTTATATTTATATCTATATCTGTAATAATTCCAATTTTGTTTTGAATTGCAAGTATAATTTGTCGTAATCTTGAATGACATATTTTTTTATCAACAAAACAAATTTTACAATTGCACACAACAATATTTAAATGCTGTATAATTATATCATCATCAATTTGAAGCATTCTATTAGAAATAATTTTAGTATAAGTATTATTATTATATATAAATATTTTAATTTTTATATATTAGACTTGTAATATACTAGAATTTATATATTAGAATTAGTATATTAGGCTATATATTAGCGGTATATTAGGTGTTTTGATTGGGATATAATATTATCTTCCAAATTTTAGGGCTAATATACTGATTCTAATATACTAATTCTAATATACTGATACTAATATACTAATTCTAATATATAAATTCTAGTATATTAATACAATAATATAAAAAAAATATTTTTAACTGAGTATTTCTAACAAAATTATTATATATATCTAATTTAAAAATACTTTACTAATTTATAATATCTTATAAGATGGATGATAGCCAATTAAACATAGAAATATTCGCAACAGTAATAATTGATAAAAATTATAAAAAAAATGAATATTGTAAAAGATGGCGAGAAGCAAACCCAGATAAAATGAAACATGCACGTGATAATTGGTATTATAATAATAAGGATGATATAACATTTAAGGAAAATAAAAAAAAATATCAAAGAGAATATTACAATAAAAAGAAACAAGAAAAATTACAAATTAACTTTTAGAGATTAAATCAGGTCTAATATATTCACTAGCAATTGAGGCACTATGTAAAAATGCTAATGCCACTAAATTTTTTTGGTTGATTGTCATTAACGGATTATCATTATATATATTTGTTAAAACAATTTGCCGGGCTAAGTCAATACCGATTTTGGCACCTAATATTTCTTTCATTGCATTTTCAATGATATTAGCAAAGTTATTATGTTTAAATGGTTTATTATTCTTATCAACAAATAAATAATCGCCATTTACTTTTCCATATTCGCGTAAATATTTTTCTAGTAAATCTGTTAGTGTATTAGATAGTTTAAATGATTGTGTGCCATAAGTTGCTTTTGTTTTATAATTTTTCATTATAATTTTTGTAGGGCGTTTATTATCATCTACAACCAAATAATTAAATTCTGGTGATAATTGCTTTTTTGTTCTATTTACACTAACTATTTTAAATTCTGGTAAATCATTACGAGGTATAAAATTTGGTAATCCTTGTGAATCAAAATTCATAAAATAAAATGATACAAGTAATTTATTTATTAATTTAGTATCATCAATTTTTCCATTATCTGTAATTTGATAATTTTCGATTTCCTTTTGTATTTCCTTTAATGATTTTCCATCTGTTTTTTTAATATCTTCTTTCTTTGCTATGTTGTCTCCTCTTGCCTTTGTTTCTGTTTCTTTTTCTTTTGCCATTGCTTTATTATATTTTTCTAAAATATCGTCTTTTACTTTCTTGTGGCGTAACAACTTACTTACTGCACTAAGATAATCTTTTTTACTTTTCAAATCGCTATCTTCTATCTTTTTTATTACTTTATCTGCATCTTTTAAAAACTCATAATTTTCATAAGGTTTGCCAGTCATCATAAAAGCAATTCTATTTATTTTACTAATATAACTTTTACAAGTTTGTGGGCTTAGAGATGTTCCCCGTTTGGAACCCATATTGGAAAATTCATTTTGTAAATCTTCTAGGGCACCTCCACTTTCATATTCAAAAGCCGATTTTTCCTTACGCAATTTATATACCTTTTTATTTGTTGATGTCATTATTGATTTTATTATGTTATTATTAATATATGCTAATATATAAATTTTTATTAATATACTAATATATTAGAATAAAATATAATAAAATACATATTAGAAGATTTGACGAGTTAGATGACTTTTGATAGATTTGATTATTATTATAATGTAAAATAAAATAGAAAAATAATGTTAAATATAAATATAATAAATAAAATATAATAAGAATGTAAAAAATGAATTTTGAATTTGCAATGTTCTATAGTCCTTTATGTCCTTTTATGTCCTTTATGTCCTTCTTGATGTCATTTATATACTTTTTAATAAAAATATTTTTATATCATTGCCATAAGTGGTAGCATTTTTAGACTATCTAAAAAACTACCTCCACTAACACCACCAGCACTAACCCCAGCACCTCGGCTAACTATTGCCCCACTTTCACGACCGCGCCCAACTTTTCCCAGAAGGGCTTCTTGATTTCCGCCATATGCTTTACGGGTAGAAGAATAATTTCTAGCGGGCACATTTGGTGTTGGATTTTCATTAGGATATTTACGGCGAAGTGCTCCGGCTTTTTCGGGTTTTTCTAAGCCTAAACCAAATAGACTTGCTACAGAATCGACACCGTGTCCAATATCCCCAAATAATCCACCAGCGGAAACACTACCAGCACGAGAACGACCCCGGGCACGTGTAGAATGTGTAAGGGCTCCCCCTTTAGGTTTTTCAAGACCTAAACCAAATAAACTTGAAATACTATCAACACCAGACCCAATATCACCAAATAGACCACCAGCACTTGTAATACGACCAGCACGAGTAGGATTTTTAACAGCAACGGCACCAGCACGAGGGCGACCCCTTTTTGGCTTTTCTAAGCCTAAACCAAATAAACTTGCTACAGAATCAACACCGTGTCCAATATCTCCGAACATTCCAGCACCTTTTACAGATTTACTTGATTTTCCTCCTTTCATTTTTTGCCATTCAGCGGAAGCCATACGCATAATTTCTTTAGGTGGTTTGCCTTTGTGTTTTGCGAACATTTCACGTACAACATCTTTATATGCCATTTTTGAATACCTTTACTTTTATTATTATACTATTAGAAGATAAAAAAAATAATAAAAATTAAAATTATATATTAAATAATTAATTATTTTTTAATATAAATTTTTGTTTTGCTTTTTAATAAAATAATTTATTTACGACCTCGGCGGGTAGAATGTGTAAGAGCACCGCCAGACATACCAGAACCGGCTAAGGCCTGAAGCCCTTTTTGCACCATAGGATGCTGGAGGGCTTGTGCCCCGGCTCTCGCAACATGATGTGCGGAATTGAGAATACCGCGAAGGCTACCAAACAAACTGCCTGCCTTTTCGCCTGCCATTGTTTGAACTGCTTTATTACTCATCATACCTTTTTCAGTAGCAACGAGGAATTCATTTTCAGACATAGTAGTAGAACGGAAAGAGCACGAGCCCTGACCAATAGCACAAGAGCCAGCCTGAACGAAACATTCATATGCATAAAACTGCCCCTGATTGTTGGCACCAGTAATATTACTGTAATCGTCCGTTCCGGTTTGAACATAATTGTTATTAGAATAATTTATATCAACACTCCACATAAGACCGCCAGTTCCGGTAATACCTTGAAAAATACCTTGACTAGAGGAAACATCAACAGAAATATTGAGTAGCATTGGGCAACCCATATTTACCCATTGTCCATACGATAAGTCTAAATAACCAGTATTATTTTTAAAGCATTGGTATAATTGCTGTTGATAAAGAGTATAAATACCTAAAGAACCTAATTGAATTGTAATTTGCTTAATTATTAATCCGGCAAGACTATTTGTAGCAACAGTGCCATTAATTTGTGGCATAATACGGCAAAACCAATATTTGGGCATAGTTGTAAGTTTATAACCATTCGTGCTCATTGATGCTTCTGTTAATGTTTGAACGGTATTATTAGTTAAAAGCAATGAAGTATTATTATATTCTAAATAATGATAATCATAATAGCAAACCTCAGGGATTTTACCTGTAAGTGCTTCATCAACACTAAGAACATCAATATATAATTGGGCATTTGATACACCACCTGCAGATGAAGCATCTAGACTACATTTTAGATTTGTTAAAGCGAGTTTTACAGCATTAGCACCAACAGTATTTACAAACTGATTAGATGCAGATAACATACCCTGAAGATTTTGAGAATTATCAAGATTATATTTAAGTTGTAGAGATTGAACGTTTGCTAGTGCAGGGGCATTTTTAGTTGTTAGAGGGGAAGCAAAAACAGGTTCGCGGAAAGTATAGACGGCAACAAATTGTGTTGCAGTTCCACCAGCAAGAGCACTTACTTTTTTAGGAACAAAAGATGCCCTCGATTTATATTGACTTGCACTAGCATGTGTATTAGGTTGATTTGGAACAACTGAAACACTACAAACAGGAGGATTACCACCAGCAATCGTAGTCCAACTAATTTGGTCAGGATTTACGGGTGAAACATTAAGATAGTTAGGAACACTACTAGTAAGTTCTACACGTTGATGTGCATCAACTATCCATTCACGATTAAGTGCCAAAAGATTTTGTAAATTGGTAGTAGTTTCAACAGAATTAATCATTAGGGCAATAGTGCTTGTGCATCTTGATAGAGGGAAATCAGCAAATACGATATTAGGAACATTTACACCAGTAGCGGGGGCAGTTTTAATTATATTGGGGGTTGGGTCAATTACAGCAGTAGCACCGGCATAATTATTGCCGGGATATGTAGCCAGAATACCGGGTAGAATTTGGAAATATTGCAAATCAAATTGCACGGCTACATCGTATTCAACAACAAACCGCGGGTCGAGTAGGGCAAATTGTCCTAAACTCAAAATATTATTCCATTGAATAGATTGACTAGAAGTCTGAGTAGCGGGAAATCGGCGTTGAATATTTTGATTGCATCCGAGTTCAACAACTTGATTGGCATTACCAATTACGAGACGGTCATCAATTGCAATTTCTTTTCCTAAAACTGACATTTTAAAAGATTATAAAATACTGTATTATTATTATTATTTATAAAGATTATAATTTTAAGAAAGAAAAAAAAATAAAAATTAAATTAGGAATAAAATTAAGAATTAATTTATTAGAATACTTGAAATATAATTTGAATTTGATAATTAAAAAACCGTAAAAAATCGTAAATATATTTCATATATCGTCCATTTTATCCATTTTCCCAATCAATAGATGCGGTCAAATTCAAATTTGATAGAAATGTTTTCGCCGGGTTGAATAAGATATGGTGATTGGCTTTGGTCTTTGTATTGCACGAAAATTTCATATGTTATATTGCGTAGAGTTGTATTACTTGTCATATCATATTTTCTTAGAAGTATAGCGGAATAAATAAAATTACCATCCATATTAAAAAATTGAATTTGTGTATCAAAATCTAAATCAGTAAATACACTAGATTGAATTTGTCCTGAATAATCACTGTTAAGAGACATATTAGAAACTATAATAAGTTTATCAACATCATTTAGTAGATACATAGTTTCTTTTGATTGTGTTATTGAACCACTAGAAGAAAGTACATATTTATTAAATGTTGATAAATCACCATCGCCGGCGATTGTTGGAAATAATGCATACCGCAATAATGCATTATTAACATATATTCCGTTATTTGCTGTAGAATATTTAGGGTCATAATTTAATGTTAATTTGCGTGTAGTGTAATCTAATGTAAAAAATGGTGCCGTTGGAATTGGTATTGCCGGTATTTGTGCTTTCAATAATGCATAAATTGCTTCAAAACATACATTAAATGCTGTTATGTATGTTCCCATATCATATACGGCTTCTTGTTGAAGTGTTGGAAGTATTAATTGTGATGTTGTATAACTACTTACAAAACCTACAGTAATATTTGGTGGTTGTGTTAAATTTCCTATAGGTTCAGAAGTTGCATAATTATATGTATTTATTTTATTTGTTGTTATATCACTTGCGACTAATAGATTATCACGTAAATTTTTAGCAATATTTAATACAATATCATTTGTAATTGTTTCATTAGTTTCTGTAAATGTAGATAGTTCAAAATTTTTAATATGAAAACTATTTGTTCCAATTGTATAACTATTTAGTGGTGGTATTGTTATATATTTTGAAACGAACGGAAGACTCCAATTATACTGTCGCAAAACAAACATAAAATCGTAATTATTATAATTAGCCTTAAGAAAACCAGTCCAAATAATATTATTATAAACAACATAGCAAATATTTGGGTTTTGTTGGTCAAATGTGATACTATCACATATATTCTCTATACTACCAGAATAATTAAAATTACATTGTGTAAATGTAATTCCCGTAAAATCTAAAAATGGGGCACTTTGTAGAACTGTTGGCGGGGCACTACTTCTATATACTCCACCGGGTGCATAATTTGACACTATATATACATAACCTTGTGTATCTACTGTAATTTGTGGCGGGGCATTTCCCGTAGCCTCATTGAATGTATATACATTATACCATACATTATCAACACTTTGTGTAACAATTATTACTTGTCCTTGTATAGATGAATCAATAGTGCTAACACCAATATTTAATTGTTCATTTGTAGTCTTATTATAATAATTTGTAATAAAAAATGGTTGAAATCCAGTAGCATATGTAGTATTATATATCGTTGATGGTGTAACACTTTCAATTGTTCCAATATATAAACCACTATTTGGCGGAATTGGTGATGATTGAGGGTCAATTGAACCATATGAAGTAAATACAAAACCGGCTGTATTTACGCTAATTGAATTTATAGTTTGTGGGGATTCAATAATAGTTTGTCCGCCACCATTAAAATTTACTAAATTTACGGGTAAATCAGAATTAGTATTTACAAATATTGATGGTGTTAATTTATTATCAAGTATAAAAAAATTATTATCGGTTGTAGATACAACAATTGATTGTATGAAATTTACTGATGCTAATACTGTATCATCAATAGGGGTATATGTTGTCGCGTTATATGTTGTAATTACATTATTATTATATCCAATTACAATTGTAGTTCCATCACTCGCACAACATTGTATATTTGATAATGCAACATCTGCAAAATTATTTCGTATTGCATTAATTAATGTAATAGTGCCATCAACTAATCCCCATACCTGAACTTTATTGTTTGTGTCTGCACCTTGAAAACCTTCACAAACTAATAAATAACCTTTTGTATTATCAAAAAATGCACTAATATTGTTTGTTAATACTTTAACATCTAATAATGTGTTTGAATCGTCATATACATAAATTGATGTATAATCTACAACCCAATATATATTATTAATATTATCATAGGAAGCAAAAATGGGATAAACATTATCACCATCACCATTTATTGGTGTAAATGTATTTAATTCTGAATAAGCACCCAAATTATCATAAAGGCAATTAACCACTTGAAATGTATTTGAATCTACATAAGTAATATTTTGGAAATAATTTATTGTTCCTTGTTCATTTGGTAATGATACATATACATTACTATAATGAGGTGTTCCACTACTATCTGCAATACACAATCCCAATTCCCATTCCTGATATGGTAAAATACCAATTCTAATACCTTCTAAACTTGTTAATTTAATTTTGTTAATACTACATTGATAATTTGATTGATTAAACAAAAACCGGCTTTGTAAATCAGTTGAAACAAAAGACGATTTAGGCACACTACTCGAATTATAATTAATATTACTATAATATAGAGTTTGTGCGGAATCATCTAAACCACTAGCCATTATGAAATAAATATATATATTTTAAAATGCTTTATTACTATATTATTAATAATAGATATTTTAATAAAAATATTTACAATAAAAATAAAAATTGCTTTTTTATAAAAGCAAAACAAAATCTAATTATATTATACCAACTTCATTACTAGATACATAATAACTGGGATAGTTTTTATTTATCATCACGTAGCGTCCTAGAGTTTTCATATGTTCTATTTGCTTTTGATTTAAACCCAAATAGATTTTAGCCAATTTATTAAATGCATTAAAATTATTACGCGGGAAACAATAGAAATATTGACAATTTAATAAAACTTCACGGGAACCCTTAGTATTTCCAGCCTGTGCCGTTTGTTCAACTACAAATACTGATTGTTTTTTGTGCCGTGCTTTTTGTAGCATAATTAATCGTAATTCTAAATATGGTTTTGATAGTTTAGTACCATATGAAATAATATCATCAAAAACGGCACAGCATTTCTCCTCCATTTGTTCATATATTTGATGTATATCATATCCCGTTCTATCAATAATATCATTTAAATCTACTTTCATAACATCACACGGCAAATTGTCATAGTCGCCATCATCAATACTAGAAAATATATATACTTTTTTTGGTTTAATTTGTTCTATTGCTTTACGGCACATATAACTTTTACCAGAACCAGTATTCCCACTAAATAATGCTATAATACCTTCATTTTTAGTCATATCAAAAAATGGTAGTATTTTTGTATCATTAATTACTTTTTCGCCTATTGAATTTTCATCGGGATTTAAAAATATATCTTCTTTAGGTGATTTTGCAATTTGATATACTTTTTTACTTTTATTCAGAACCAATGACATTTTAAATTATTATCAAAAAATTATTATCTATTATATAAATAAAAGAAATTAATAATATGTCTTATACATTAGAACATAATAATACAAATGAAAATATTGAAGCAGGCGGAATAAAAGATATTTTTAATAAAGTAAAAAATAGTGTTAAAAATTTTGTTTCTAATGTTGCTTCCATACCAACTAATATAATTAATAAAGCATTACCAGAACCGCAAAGATATACACGCAAAGCAGAAACAATGTTAAAACGTTATGGACATTTTAAAATACAACAATTATTTGTAGAACGTCAAGAAGTAAATAGTGCAGTTATGAAATTAGCAAGTGCCCTAACAGTAGGGGAAATGAATAATGCAATGAAAAAGGGAAATATAGAAAAATTTTACCATCTAAATTTAAAAGCATTTATTACAAGTTCATTAGGTAAATCAATAGAAATATTAATTGAAAAAAATGATACTATAAATATTGATTTATGGAAACAAAAACCAAATGTAGAAACAATTGAAATTAATTTATTAGGAAAAACAATAACAATATCAGAATTACTCACAAAAACTAGATTGGCTATAGGTAATAAGAAATTCTTTTTATATAGAGCATTAGAAGGGCAAAATTGCGGTGATTTTTGCGTTGATGTATTAAAATCAAATGATTTATGGCAAGAAAAATATTCAAAATTTATGATTCAAAATACAGAATTAATGAAAAAGCATATTTCGCAAAATTCACAAAATAGATTAAATATGATTACTAAATTAGGTTCATTAATTACACAACTAAAAGGAGGTAAATTAGATATAGA